GGGGCAGTGTGTAACCCTTGATCGCGTCGAGCGCATGCCCGTGCGCGATCAATACGGTTAAGGTGTCGGCCCATCCCCACTCATTGCCGGCTGGTGCGCCTTGACGGCCGCCAGAATTGCCGGCGTCAGACGGCCTTTGAAAAAATCCCCGTTGACTTTCAGTGCGCTCGATGCCAGTGCGACTAATTCGTCTGGCGTGGTTTCGTTGAGCTCGGTCGTCGGCACGCCGGTCGCAATCGAAATGGCCTCGACTAAGTGCTCACCCTGGGCCATGATTTCGATAATCAGCGCCGCATCAATGCCGCCGCCGGACACTGCTTGCGTAAGCGATCCAGCGATTGGCTTGATTGCCCGCGTGAAGGCCGGCATTTGTCCGACCTTCAGCGGGGAAATTTCGACGTCGCGGCCGTGAAAGCGGACCTTCATTGACTCGGGCGCGATGACAAATAAATCAGTCATTGATTACGCCTCGATTTCGACCTTAAAGTACTGCGAAATGTTTGCGCCGGTAATATCGGTATCCTTCAGCACTTTCCCGGTCGCCTCGATGGCTGCGTATTCCTCACCGATGAGTCCGAGGTTTGCCAGGGCGCCGATCTTCACTCGATGCGCGCGCACGCGGGTTTTCTTGCCGCTGCGGGCTTCGTTCAGGCCGTCAAACACCAGCTCGTACTCTTTGCCAGAATTCGTCAGCGCCTGAACGACATCAGTCGCGGCCTTCGAATAGCTAATCGTGATGTCGTCGCCGTCTTCTATCCCTCCGCCTGGGATAATGTAGATGCCACCAGCGCGCACTTCATAGTCTGTATTAGCGGTCATCGTCGTCGATGCGACCTTGACGGTCGTAATCGCAGACGGCAGGAAGGCCGTCGCAACGAATTCGCCCTGATTGACGTCTGCATGCGCTTCGTCTACCACAGTGCCAGTCGCTGTCGCAGACGTCGATCCGTACAGCGCGCGCGACAAGTTTTCCGCACTCATGTCGTGCATGGTGATCTGGCATTCGACAGACGTGATGCGTTTGACCTCGTTGTAAGTGCCGCCGCCGGGCTGCGTATAGTCCCGCAGCTCCTTCGCTTCCTCGGTGACTGCAAACGAGAGGGCCGAACAGTTGCCGACCTCCACCAGGCCAGTAGCGGCCGAACGATCGCGCAGATAGACTTTGCCGCTGCCGAGATAAGAATAGTCAGCCATTTTTTCCCCTTTTTACGGTTGGCCCTTGAATGTCGCCGCGCTGGTGAACGCGAGCGGAACGTAGCAATAGCCCCCATCGTATTCAGGACCGGGAGCATCAGCTAGACGTAAATATCTGCCTCCACCAATGTGAAAGCCCTGCAGCGCCGCGAGTACCTGGACGCAAAGGTCGGACGCCTGATCCCGTGCGGCGCCGACGTTGCCGTTTCCGCGTGCTGACTTCGTGGACACGACGACATACCATTCGAGCGTGATCGACTGAATCGTGCCGTTTGCGATGGCCTCGCCGACGGTATAGCCTTGATAAATCACAAAGACCGCCGGAGCCTTTTGTCGCATCTCCGGGATCGACTCTAGATCGGACCTCGGGGCGACTGTTACATCCGGGATCGCTTCCTTCAGACGGTCGATGATTGCCTGCTCTGTTTTGGCGAACATGAAGGCCCCCGTTTATTTCTTGGCAGCCGCGGCGAAATACCGACGCAGCGAATTCGTGACGGCGGCCGACCAGTCTGGCGGCAGGGTGACGACATCCCTGCCCTTTTTGATCGGCATGAACGGGCGGGCAGGTATTCGCCCTCCCCGGATCGCAGCCCCGAATTGATGGGCGGCAGCACGCGGCATCTGATTCGTACCGATCGTCACACCCTTCGCGTCAGGCGCGTAGGTGAACGACGACAGCAACACCCCGGTGTCGACCAGCGGCTGCCCTTTCCGATGCTTCAGCGACGCCCACGGATTGCTCCACGGGTCGACCCCGAGAGAAAAGCACAGCTGTATGCGCGAGCGGACTGCTCGTCCGACGGTCGCGAAAACCGGCTTCATGTCTGATCCTGCGGCGAGCATTTCGCGGATTTTCTGGTTCGCGCCCCGGTCAATAACCCGGATTTTTAGCTTGGACGCCATGCTCAGAAATCCCGCAGCGAATCAGAGGTGAACACCCGGTCGGCGCTGAAGCCGGCGAAAGCGATCGACGATGCCGGCTTTGTGCCGAGCGAATCCGGCGGCAAGTGAATCAAGCCCTGAGATAGCTGTTTCAGCTGCGACAGCGCGTCCTCATACCGGCGGCGCACTTCCTCGGGAGCTCGCTCGTCCCACAGCAGAAAGCGCGTGATGTCAGCGGACCATGCCGTGACCAGGGCCGGCACATATTCAAGCGGCAGTGTGTATCGCGAGGCCAAATAGCCGTCGATCATGCTTTTCGCATCGCCTGCCGCCGCGTTGAAATCGTTCGATTCGGTCAGCTCAGCGAGTTCGTCAGCACCGAATCGCTTTTCGAATTGCGCCCGGGTCAAATAGGCCATGATTCCCTCCGTTATTCGAGATTTCTGTTTTCGATGGCGGCCTTTGCCCGCTCGATGTCTCGCTCATAAGCGAGCCGGCAGTGACCGACCTCCCAATGGCTGAAAATCCAATCGATGAATGCCTCGACCCTGGTCCAGCCGCAGCGATGCGCCCGACCGCTGATCGACTCGTTGGCGCTCGTCTGGTGATGCATCGGGAAGAATGCGACGTTCGCCAACTGCGAAAGCGCGTCGCCGATTTTTAGTAGGCGGCTGGTCATTCCGGCCACGCCAACACAGGCAAATCAGGCTCGATATCGGCATAGCCCGATGGCGCCGGGCGCGCCCCGCTTTGGACCTCGGCCAGAATTTCGTAAAGCTTCGCCCACGTAGCATCGCGCGCATCGACGCAATACTGGCCCTCTGAACGGAACTTCGGCACCGAGCTGGTGGCGTAGGTGCATGCGGACAGGATGCTGTCATATCCGCGCGTCTGCGCGAACTCGTCGAGCCGCCGCTGCGTTTCTGAAACGATCTGGTTTTGCAATGCCTGCTGATCCGCTGCGATTTCATCCGGCGTTTTATCAATCGCTGGCCATGTGCGCTCGACCGTGTTTCCGGCAATCGTGTAGATCGGCTTACCGAGTTTCTGCGATGGCGACAATTCGTGGTAAGGCATGTCAACGATCAGATATACACCGAAATCAGTGCGCTGCTCGTCCGTCAGGCTTTCCGCAGTCTGGTAGACCGTTGGCGAGAAAACGATATTTCCGCGCAGTTCCGTCCAGACGCCGTTTATTCTTTGTGCGTACATATCACGCCCCCAATTGATCCAAAATAACGTCTAGCATAATCTGCGCCTTCTTCTGCTCGCGGCGCGAATCGACCAGCCGCATGAGTAGATCGCTACGGAACTCGGCAAGTTCTTTCCGCTCGTACTCCGGCATCGCATCAACGCGCTTGATCGCAAGACTGAAATTGTCAATGTTGATCTGGTAGAGCATCACTTCCTGCTCACGATCTTCAGCGGCTTTTTGCAGAATTTCTTGTTTGTTCATTTTGTCTTTCAGTAGAAAGCAGGGCTTCGGCCATTACCAGTTGGCAGCGTCGCAGGGTTCGTAAATTTCGTCCCGAACCCTGACGAACTCCACGGATAAGCCGTAACTCTAGGGCTGGTGTCGTGAGCAACTGCTATAGCTGAACTGTCGGGCGCAAAGGCGACCCCGTTCCCATCGCTCGCCGGTAGTGTGGCGGGGTTAGCGAACTTCGTCCCGAACCCTGACGAACTCCATGGATACGCTGTTATGCGAGGGCTTGTGACGTGCGCAACCGCAATGGCCGCTCCGTCAGGAGAAAAAGCTACGCCGTTACCTGTACCTGCTGGTAATGTCGCTGGATTAGAAAACTTCGCGCCAAAGCCAGACGAACTCCACTCATAAACCGTGACGAAGGGGGTAATTTGGTGCGCAACCGCAATGGATGCCCCGTCAGGGGAGAACATAACGCCCTCGCCACCGCCTGGGAGTGCCGTAGACGGGTCAGCAAACTTCGCCCCAAAACCAGATGAACTCCAAGCGTAAGCGGCGACACGCGCACCGGCTGACAGTCCAGCAGCAATAGACGCCCCGTCAGGGGAGAATGCGACGCAAAGTACATTAGACGGGATGGGAGATGGATTAGCAAACTTCGTCCCGAACCCTGACGAACTCCAAGGGTAGCCGGTTAAACCCGGACTATCCCCATGTGCGACCACAATAGCCGCTCCGTCAGGAGAAAACGCAACACCTCGACCAGTATTAGACGGCAATGTCGATGGGTTAGCGAACTTCGTCCCAAAGCCCGATGAACTCCAAGGATACGCCGTGATGAATGGTGTTATAGAGTGTGCAACCGCTATTTCCGTTCCGGCAGGAGAAAATGCTACGCTGTGACCTGTGCTTGCTGGTAGTGTCGCAGGATTGGCGAACTTAGTCCCAAAACCCGAAGAACTCCACGGATACGCTGTTATGAAAGGGCTTGTTAAATGCGCCACAGCAAGAGACGTAGGCGCGCGAGTCGAACTACCAAATCCCATCAAAAGAGATTGAGTTATCCCGCTCATGTCAGACCTGTCCCGATTTTTGGATAATTTCCATTTTTACTTTAAGTAAGATTGGTTCCAGATATTATCCATTCAGTGGCGCTGATCTTGATTGCAGTAGCCACGCCATTCGCTGCGAGTGTCCTGCTGCCCGTAGTGCCAGCACCAGCCAGACGCATTGTGTCAGTCGTGATCGCAATAGTGATAACACCTGCCGCGTTCTGGTTAATGAAGGTGATCGCCGTACCAATCGGATAGGCGACCGAGCTATTCGCCGGGATCGTAAACGTGCGTGCCGTGGTATCGGCAGACGGATGAAGGATGTGCTTGCCAGCGTCGGACATAACGAGCGTGTAATTCGCTGATTTGCTGTTTTGCGGGATATTAAGATAGCCGACGCCGTTCGTTCCGGCTGCCGGAGCATCGGTCCATTGCGTTTCAAAGTCAGTATTGGACAGCTTCGCCAACACCTGTCCAGCTGTCCCGCCGACAGGGACGCCGACCCCAGGCGCACCGTCTGCTCCGTTCGGGCCTGCCGGACCGTCCTCACCCACCAGCGAAGCCAGCCAATCAGCCTCCGTTCCGACAAATCCGTTCGCCAAGGCGATTTGATA